ATAGTAAAAATACCGAAAAACCCTGTGGGCGAAAAAATACCCCGAATTTTTTTTCGACCTTCCTGGGAACGAAAAGTCAAATAATATATGGGTCAACGCCTACAGGGTCTCCACTTAAGTCGTGTCTGTTTCTCCCAGTAACCCTCGACGTATTCGTAGTGTCCCAACCAACGACCAGGAATCCAAACACGTCTAGTCACCTGCACCTCACACATACGCCTCCTAGGAGGGTGATCATAATAATAATGGTGCGAATGGTGATGCCCGTGCCCCTCAAACGGCTCCCAGAATTCCTTCCAAGTTAGTGCATTAGCGGGTGCTGCAGCGGACAATAGCAGCAGAGAGGCAAGGGCAAGTTTTTTCATTAGTCGTCGTTAGCGAGGGCAGCGAAGTAGTCCAGATCAGGACCATCGTCTGCTTTGTTTAACTCTTCAATCTTAGCACCGAATCCACTAGGTGTGGTGTCGGGTTGTGACACTGGTGCAACTGGCGTAATGTCACGGTCATTGAATCCACCAACAGGGGAGTCAAAGACTGCTTCATCTTGCTCATCACGAGTGCGGACCTGAGTGCGACCCTTATTAAGGACCATATTCAGACGCTCTTCCAGTTTCTCATAAGACTTGAAGGCAGAAGGGTCAGTGAATTCCTTGAGGGAATACTGAGACTTCCACAGTGCTTCCAGTTTCTCATCATCGAAACCACCCAGCGTGCTAGGTGCTGCGAAGTCAGACTTATCATAATTCCAGTAACCACCAATGGTTTGGATCTTGATACGGAAGTCTGCACCACCCCAAAGATCAAAGGGGTTGATAGGTTCTTCGTCTTCAAACTGGGGTTGCATAGAAGACACGATCTTGTCGTGGATCTTCTTACCATACTTATACAGGAATACTTTACCCTCATTCTGAGGATTCAGTTGATCCTTGACGACATAGATGTTGCTGTAGTAAGAAAGCTTACGCTTCTGCTTACGAGCAATCTCTTTGTCAGAATCAAGACCGCTATTCCAAAGTGTGCGATTCAATTCACCAACAGGATCTTTCTGACCCAGTGTAGTGAGGGAGTTTTCAATATACCATCCGCCTGGTCCTTGGAAAGCGTGACTCCAAACTTGTGCCCAAGGAAGGTCTTCACCCTCAGGCTCAGGGAGGAAACGGATCACGGCATAACCGTTACCGCTCTTGTCCACCCCTGGTTTCCAGAGTCGCTCGTCGGGACCAGCGCCCTGTGGTTTGGACATCTTCTCAATCTGCTGAGTCAGTTTATCAAAGGACCCAGACTTCTTCTTGAGACTTGCAAAAGACATGTGTTTCTCCGTTGTGGTTGTGTGTTTTGTATTTGCCACCGTATTATAGTGGCATAGTATTTAGGTTTTGTCAACCGCCCGTGTGCGGTTTATGATCAGGACTTTCTCACCGTCGTGAGTGAATTGTAACTCGTCGTCAGGGTCCCACAGCAGCTCCTCGAAGAGGTCATCGAGTTTCTGCATGTCTTCCCACAGGGCATCAGGATTTGGCATCTTTCAACTCCTTCCTCCACCCCTGCAGTTTGTCCTCCATGGTCTGAAGAATCATCATCAGATTCATCCCACCAGAATACTGCTGGGACAAAAGATCAATACGATTCTTGACAAATTTTGCCTCCTGATCTTCAGCATCATCAGGATTGACACCATGAGATGCTAATGCCAAGCGAGAGTAAAATACCTTCTGCTTGGCAATCAATTCCAATGTCTTCTCAACATGCTCCAGACGTTGCTGAGGATCAAAGTCTTCCAGACCTGCTGACATCTTCAGCAACTCTGTATATGTCTCCTGAATCTCTTCTATCTCGTCTCTTACTACGTCGCTCTTAAAAAAATCGTTAGTCATAGTGGCAGGATTCCTCTGCTCGTCCGTTTAATGTAGTTTAATTGTTGTGCGTCCCACTTGATCTTATCCTTCAGAGGTTTGGAGATCAGTTTACTGACCGTTTCAACTTCAATCTCAAACTCTTCGCAGATCGATGTGACTGCTTCTATGTAGTTGATGAGACCTTGACTGTCTTTAACTCGTGACTCAACTAGGGAGGTAAACTTACCTTGCGTCATAAACTTTTCTTCAATCTCTTTCATTTAATACCCTCCACATAGTAGCGGTACTCTTGAATCCACTTGATAAGTGTATCCATGTAGGGTATTTTATCATACTTTTCGACGACTTGGATGTCGCCCTTTTCTGATACGGATAGGGTGACAAGTTTGTCTACCTCTACCCCAGTCATTTCGTAATACATGTAGGCATACGCTGCTTCTTGGACAAAGTATTTCTCAAGAAGTGCGTCAGTCTTGAGTCTGGTTGTAGTCTTAAAGTCAATGATCGCTAGAGAGTTATCAAACTCAGCAATACAATCAACACGCCCAGCAATCCCCAACTTAAGAGAATGAAGAGGGGCTTCAATACAGTGAATGTTAGAAATACGATCAAGAGTCTCACGAGCAGCCCTGAAAAGGTACTGGGGAAGACCCTTGCTCTCTTTAACTTTTTCCAATTCATTGTTTAGGTAGTGCTCCACGATGGTATGGTATTGAGTGCCACGCCAAGATGCAGCACGGCGGACTCGCTCTGCTTCAGTATAACCTACTCTCTTCTCCCATGCAAGGATACCATCCTTAGTATTATGACCGACAACAGTTGTAACGCTAGGCATCCAACCACCATCGGTCTTATAGAATCTTCCGTGAGGAAGAGTCCTACTCTCCAACTCTTTGAGAGGAGCAGCAGGACCCACATAATTAAAAGTCATTCACATTCCCATGTTAATTTTAGATACGAGATACTCTTTAACCAAACCAGATCTAACGATGTCTTCAATACCAAACTCAACCATGTCAAAGGATGGCATAGACTGTAGGATTTTCATGAAGTCAAGCACACCATTGCGCTCGTTACTCTTCACCAGATCAGACTGGGTGTAGTCACCAGAGAAAATGATCTTAGAATCTTCACCAACACGAGTGATAATACTATCTAACTCATGGAAGTTAAGGTTACTAAACTCATCTACAATTATAATACACTTGTCAAGTGTTACGCCACGAATGAATGAGGTGGACCAGAAAGAGACTCTGGGTCCAGGACTTCACGCAATGCAAGATAGAGACTGATGAAAGTCTTACCTGTGCCAGCAGCACCATGCAAGACTAGGTTTTTACCTTCAGCATAGGAGTTGAAGATAGTTTCTTGGTTGTCTGTGAGCGGATTGATATCCTTTAGGTGCTCAAGATTGATGGGTTTCTTTCTTCTCATTTGCTTTGCTGTGAGTGTCTCCAATTTCATGGAGCGACGACGGGTCTTGGACTTTACAGATGTTGGCATAGAGGTGTTGGTTTAGGTGTAACGTGACAGGTTTGCTCTAGGATGGTCGGCTTGCATCTTTTGCATAACCTCTTTGAATCCGTCTGATTGCTTAGGCTCACCATAGGTGGTGCCAGCAATGCCAGCGGACCAATCTTTATCCCAATCGGGATTGTCTTCCTTCCACTGACAATATTCTTTCATTGTCATGCGGAATTCTTTTTTCTCGCCAGTCTTAAGATTCTTTACATTGTATGTAGGCATTATTCTATGAGGATAGCGGGTTGATCATAACATTCCTTCTCACATCCACAATCATCTGACTGACACTCCCACTCCAATGCCTTAGCAACGGTAGGAAACTGACAGATGAAGTGCTCCTTACACAGGTTAGCAATGTCCATGTGCTCCTTCTGAGTGCCGTGACCAGACCTCAGATCAATATAATGGACCCATGAACGCACAGATCCCGTCATAAAAATACGAGTGGGTGCAGCGAGGGGAAGCACAAAGCGAGCGCACTCCTTTGCAATTCCTTCACGCAACAATTCATTGTAGAGATCCATCCCTTCAATAAAGTATTGATGGATGCGACCTTGGAGAAATGCTTTTTGCTCTGCAGACACACCGTCAATACTATTCTGACGATTCTTTGTGTCCTGTAGACGCAGGTCAGGCACATCAATAGTCTCAGCAAGCAGGTTAGTATCTGCATAGCGTTGTGAGAACTCTTGATAGGTAAAACTACGGTGCCTCAAAATTTGAGCTGCCAGTCCCCGAGTTGTGTTGATCTCCAGGGTCATGAATGCTTGCTCAAATACAGACCAGTGTCCATGCTTGATGCAATACTTCAGGAGACCCTCAACCTTGGGATTGTTTTGATTATTTGGATTGCTTACGCGAGCAACATATCCCATGTGCTTCTCAGCATCAGGGGTCACAGATACCATGCATACCTTAGAGGTATGCTCAATAGGATCAGAATAAAATTTAGTCATTCTTAGGAAACAGCACGCGAGAGATTACAATTAGTCCCATGCTTGTCCAGTATCCTAGCACGGGAAGTCCAAACAGTCCAGGAATGAATGCATTCCAAACAAACATAAGGACTAGAGGTGATAGAAATAGAGTGCCTAATCCTGCCACAATCTTCTGCCCCATCTCAATGTTTGCTTGCTTATCTTCTTTCTCCTCTTGCTCCTTAACAGCGTCATCAATTACAGCTTTGATGTCTTCAACCTGCTGCTCAGCAGCACGTCGGGGATCAAAATACACTTGATCTTTACTCATTTTCCTTTCTTTTGATTTGGATCTTGCCATAGTTTGGGTGAAACTCTTCCCTCTGTTTGTTTATACCACTTCAAGTCTTTCTTGTAGCGGTCGTAATAGTGATCAAAGATATCAACACTCTTACTGCTTGTCACGATATCATAATGTTGTGCGCCATCAATCAAGTAGCAAACAATGAAGGACGTATAAGGTAACGTCCTATCTTCTGCTGCTTCAGGTTGACAGTCATGTTGAAGTACTTTGATCTTACTCAAGACCTACCGCCCCACTCAACATTGGGAAAGGCTTCCTTCACCACTGCCAAAGTGATACGATACTTCTTGTGCAGAGTTTTGTTTACTGCTTTGATCAGGACTTCTGCTTCAGTTGCATGGAGTCCTTCAAGCATTTGAATAAACATACTCTCAACCTTCATGGTAGGGAGAGTGTCATCTCCTCCTTTGAAGAAGCGGTAGAGTTTCTTACCCTCTTTTTCGAGCAGGGTATGCTCGGTGCCCACAGGTGCTTCATTAGCACGGTAAGGGACATCTTCACCCAGAGGCACACGAGGGACCACAGTATTATCAAAGTTGATAATGAAGATAGACCTCAGTGTCTGGGTGTTGTTTTCTTGCAAGATTTTAATCTTTGCTGCTTTAGTCTTAGCATTATGTGCTTTCTGAAGCACTTCAGAAATCATCAGTTTCATTGTTTAGATAGTAGTTGGACATTCACTCGTCATCATCAAGCATATCATCTTCATCTGAGAAACGCAAGTAGAGTAGGTCTGCAGGATCTGCCATGCCATCTTCACCCATCATCTCAGGGTGCATAACAACAGCAGCATACTCTGCCCTCTCTTTCCATTGATCAAACACAGACTTCAGATTCCAAGACGAAACGAATCCTAAAATAAAGGATCCGATTGTAAGAAAGAAGGCGATGTAAAGAAACGAAAGATCAGCCATGATGCCTCCTATATGTCTTGTTGAATACTATTTAGCGGTCTTTTTGCGCCTTCCAGGTCTCCTTTCTGCATGATACTTCCAGGAATCCTCCAAGATGCTGTAAAGATAGTCACGAATCTTTCGTGCCTTTGGTTTAGGGATGTGTCCATACGCTTCGCGAAGTTGTTTGTCACCTCCCTTGATATATCCATTCAACTCTTCAACTGTGTTGCTGAGTTGTGCAGCAGTGGATGACTCAATGAATTCATTTGTCTCACGTCGTGTCCACTTACCTGCCTTCAGATAGTTATACATTTTGAATAGGAATCTCTGGTTGAGCATTGCCTCGTCGAGTGCTCGCTCTACCAGTTGATAGATTTCACTTGGGTCTCTCTTCACAGTAGTTTGTTTTCCCTCAGGTATTTGACAGTTTCGGTGCAACCACCCATCTTACGTCCATTGATCAGGACTTGTGGGAATGTAGCACCAGGACCAAACTCTTTGTAGAATTGCTCCCTTGTAAAGTTAACACCTAAAGTGAATTCTGCAAAGGAGTAACCCTTCATTCGATATACTTCTTTGATTTTTGTACAGAAAGGACACCCATTACGAGTGTAGATTGCAGTGCTGCCTGGTTTATTTGCCATGGTGATCAGTTAGTGAGAATAAAAAAGGGTCCCGAAGGACCCTCAGCGGAGCATCAGATTCCGTCTAAGTTATATATCAGAAGGAATACTTCAGACCCAGTTTAGCACCATATCCACGATCGATATCATCATCACCACTGCCCACGAAGGACACTTCACCGTATGCACCGACAGCATCGGTCACGGCGACGCCAAGACCTGCCTTACCTGAAGGGACGGTATCACTGTCACCACCGTCAGGGGAGACCAGCGTAGCACCGCCTTGGACGTAGTAGGATGCACTTTCACCAAGAGCACCTTCGTAGCCCACATGGAAATCTGTTGCGGCACCAGTGTAATCAGCGCCCGTCCAACCTGCATTGGTTTCCACGTTGACGTACGGACCAGCAAGGGCAGCAGATGGGGCTACCACAGCAGCAGCAGCGGCAAGAGTTGCGATTGCAGTTTTAATCATTGTTTGTTTTCCTTTGTTGTTTCTCGTAGAGTTTAACCCACGGATGATAGGAGACTCGACATGTCTCCGTTTTGTTTACAGTCTGTAACAATGTCACAGGTGGTTATTTATAACAGTTTTTCTTTGAAACGTCAAGCCCTTGTGCCAGTTGGACAACGCTTGACCTTCTCGATCAACTGCTCGGAAAGATTATAGTATAAGGCATAGGTTTCTGTCAACACATAGTATCCAGTCAAGTCCTTACCATCATCCGTCCATCCATAGGAGACGACACGCTCATGGACCTCCGCACAGTCAAGTATTTTATCAGTGTTTAGATAATGGTTATACTTCTGATGAAGGTTGATCATGGTCTTCTCCTTTGGACTTAGATAGCATATCACGAATCTCTGACATCTGTCCAGTCGATAGATTATCTTCAGATTTCACCTCTTCTTCAGGGACAGTCTCAGGAGCAATCAACTTCTGGACTGCCTCCAGGTCTTCTACCATACCTACAGGCACAAACCCACCACCCATCGCCTGGGTCTTGGCAGGTTTGTTATCCATACCATGCACCTCTGCAAGGTTGGACCTCCAGTACTTTTTCATCTTCTTCATCATCTTCTTACGACCCTTGGGATCGTCTTTGTATTTTTCGATGACGTTTCTGAGTGCTTTCAACTCACGGGATGTTTTCTCTAGCGATCTCTCCGCCCATCCCTCCTTTGCATTACCAAAACCTGCCATAGTTATGTTGTTTGTGTGATAATAAGTTTGAATCTGATACGATGTTTGTCTCTATCAGAGCTAGTATACCATACTGGTGAGTTTTTGTTATGTGATTCCTGATAGATTGCCTCTTTCGCTGCCCTCTTCTGACCATCCTTCTCATAGAAGGCGGCAAGTTTCTTAGGTAGTTTGAAGTTGCCCTTCATATCAGGATAGAAAGGTGACACATCAGGAGACTCCATTGCATTATACGCAGCGTCAGCTGATTGTCCACCCCCACCATTGGTATCAAGACTCTTGATAACCATTGTAGCATTCACGTCAAACCCATTGCTTGCATCGTCGTCCCACTGGATCTTCTGACCACCATCTCTGATTCGGAAACCAGCAGATCCACTTTGACTACCACCCAACCAAACGAATCCTTGCTCATCATCATCGGCATCCACTTGCCACAATGAAGTGAATCCACGATCAGGTCGCCCATGCTCACTGTCTGGATCAGGGAAGTATCCTACCGTCTGCTGATGCAACTCTGGATCAGTAAGGTATTGTGGATTGTTTTCCCATCCAGGTACAATGATAGTCTTTGCATAGTTTGAAAGCATTGTAATGTCACCAGCATTAAATGCATCTCTAGCAGTTTCATAGTTAGTATTCTGACCCGTGATCGTCCAGTTGTATGTGGTGCCACCAGTGACAGAGAAGGATCGAGTTTGGTTTCCAGTAGTGTTGTTACCTTGATCGAATGTCTGACCTTCAATCTCAAGTGTACCAACTGCTTGACCAGACTGACTTGGATTATCATCCCAATCAAACTCTAACTCGATGGTGCCAGTGCCGCTGCCATCTACCCGAATACCTGATCCATCAGCAAGGAAGTATGCAGACAGAGGACCAGAAGCACCCTGATTGTATCTCTTAGGTGGCCAGAAGAGATCAAACTCCATGCCCTCAGAGTATCCTATGCCCGTCTGTAGCATCTCTAAGACGGTGATGGCACACATCCAATGCTCAGGGTAATCAGATCCTCCCTCAGGCGATCCTGCTTCGGCAGGGATTGCCTTAGAAGAATAGAAGGTGAATCCTACTCGGACCTTACAATACATTGCTTGTGCTGCTGCCCCGTCAGGGATAGCATCATTCTCATACTCATTACCATCTAGGTAATAGTCCTGAATGAATGTGTTTGCATTGAAGAAGGTATGATCTTGAGGTGACTGTGTATGTCCAGGGAATTGCAACGATGCTGCTGCTCTAGTATTAGCAACCTCATACCAGGGTTTCTCTCTCCTAGCAAAGTGGACAGGAGAATTAGCAAGCATTGCTCCACGCTGTGCAAAGGTGCCATCAACCTCATCAAACCGTGTGATTAAATGACGCTTCAGTAGATCACTATAGTCACCACCGATGACTTGTAGACGATATGCTTTTGATGCAGACCGATACTCAGAGACAGGATCCTCAGGATAACCTGTGTCAATGTATCCACCTGAGATGTTAGGCAACAGTGGGTTGAATTGATTCCTCTCAGCACCACCTAAGACTTCGGGACCAGGAGGTGTCGATGATTGATTCTGAAGCAGACCATGCATCGATTTCCTGATACCATTCTCAAAGACTTCTGTAGATGCCTGCTTAGGACCAGAGGACTTCTTATTATCCCTAGCACTGTTATGCCAGGCGTCTCCACTATAACTACCTGCTCTCAGTTTACCATCAGACTTAGCGTTACTAGATGCAGTATTAGATGGATAGAATTGTAGATCCATACCACGGACAGCACCAACAGCACCAATGGTGAGCAACTGTGTGTTAGCCATCATGCGGGGACTCAGTGGAGTGTCACCAGATGCTGTGCTCAATGACAGACCCCAAGTCATCTCAAACTTACCAGTATCTACATTGTATAGAGAACAGTATGGTGTGATTGATCCTGTAGGAGGACCAGACCTGATCTCCATCAGTTTGAAACTAAGTTTATCTCCTGGTGACAGGTTAATATCACCATCATAAAGGTCTTGACCTATAGTCGGCCATGCGCCAGCATCATACCTGTCGTTAAAAATGGTGGACCCATTCTTTTTCATTCGCATTTTGAATCTCATGCAGTCACCGTTGGTGCCACCAGTGATACCACCAAAGGACTTCAGTCTAAACCTACCACCAGTAACACAGGTGATTGTTTGATCACGACCCTGCGAAATGGTGTAGTCACCTGTGCATCTACCACACTCATGGTTTTCATCCCACTCACCGTATGTAAGAGGTGCGTAGTTACCACATTCCTGACGCTGCAACACAACGTCCTTGAAATTCTTCTTGAATGCTTGACCGTCACATGGATTGGATAGATCGATCTTCAGCATGACAGGCTCAGGTCTGTCTTCTGCATACACATAGCACTGGACACCCTCGTATCTGTATCCAGGGTAAGCAGTAAACTCTACAGTATGCCAGAGGATCAGGTCATCATAGTCATCGTCACCATCGATAAGGTCTTCCCACATCTGCTTGTTAGGACCCTTCCACTTGGTGTAGTCCTTCTCATCCTCAGGATTCCACTTCTTATCTGAGAAGAGGATGTAATCATTCTCCTTGGTATCAATACCACTGCCCCTGAAACCAGGACCATGACCATTGGAGTGTGAGTTGATGCTGAATGTCTGATTAGTGCTCAGACTATTTTGTCCAGCACCATCAGACAGCAGGAAGAATCCCATGGTGCCACCAGCATATGCTTCTAACTCAGATACACTCAGTGTAATGGTGCTGGTCTCGTTACCACCACCCTGACTTGCTTCCTTAGCACTAGGCACAACGATCTTGCCCCACTTGGGACCACTGCTATCTGCTAGGTAGAAACCAAATGCATTGTCATATCCTGCCTTACCCTTCTCCACATCCATACGGATGGTCAGAGCGTTAGTAATCTTCTGAGGGATACGGTATGCAAACCTGCTCCGTGAGACTCTCTGAGGGGTTGTATTGTTTTGAGGGTCAATGGTATACCTGTGGTCCTTCGTAGAGGGGTTGTAGAAGCGGTGGAGTGCCCACAGTTTCTCCTTGTTACTGATGTATGAGATACCATCACCCTTCCTCTGGAAGACATACCCAAGGATGCTATGGAATACCATGCCAGCACTATTCATGGTCGCTCTCTCACCCTTACCCTCAGTGTCAGGCTCACCTGGGTTTGTGGTTAGGAAGTGATCGCTTTGATTACCTTTGTACTTAAACAGAGGCACACTAAATTCTCTTGACTCAGGTCCAAGAATGACTGCATAGATTGTCATAATCTGCTGCCCATCCTTTCCATTCTGCTTAGGCATGAATGTAAAAGGAATCTCAACACCAGACTCAGGAAGTGTGCCCTCCCAAGATGTGACTCTCCATTCACTATCGATGTCGTCTACATCACCACCACTAATTCTATAGACAGGTCTGACTTCAAAGTTGATAGTCGCCCGACCATATCTGATGGTGTGTTGTGCAATGTCTCCTCTGACAGCATTGCCGTTGGGTAGACCAGTGTTTTTCTTAGGCCAAAACTTAGCACCACCCTCATTGTAAATCCAGTTACCGTTACCTACACCTTGCTTGTTAGTTGTCTTGATGGGTGGATTGTTTTCTTCATTACTAAATCCTGCAGCACGGTTAGTAATCAACTCAACGTTGAGACCAACACCACCTGCTCTACCGCCAATCTTATCTTTCAAGACCCACCATGCAGGCTCAGAGTTAGTCAGAGAATAACCGCTGGGACCAGAAGATTCATTGTGATAATTATATTCTCCACCATTCTCAGACTCATAGACAGGGAGTCTTTCAGGGAAACAATTCTTGATGCAGACCTCAGTCTTATTAGCAGACCATCCACGAGGGTGATATCCTTCACAGTCAATCTTGGCAGGTGTCCAACCACCACCAAGATAAGGTTTGAATGTACATGCCAGAGTATTTCTTACACACTTCTCCCAGTCTCCGTCACCACCACCTCCAGTGTCACAGATAAGTATCTCTTCAGGATCACTACCAATAACTCTCCACTTTTTCCCACCAATATACTCTACCTTACCACGGACTCTCAACTCTGAGACACGCTTACAGTCATCATCACCAGTTGAGATCCAAGGACCGTCAGGCACATCAGAGGTTGGCCACTTGATGATAATGTCCTTGCCGCATTCTATACCAGGCAACTCAATACCCAATTCATTCTGCACGAAGCAGATGATGGGATCGATGTTGACAATCGTAGGAAGGTCAGGAAGATCTGCTGGTGGTTTGGGTGGTTGTTGAGGTGGTAACTCAGGGTAGCATCGTCCAACCAGATCCTGAATCACCTCGGCAGGTGTTGGGACCTCAGGTGCTTCTGGAGGATCAGGTCTAACTGGAATGTTGAGTGAGTCCAGAGGGTTAGGTTGGTTGACCACTGGTGGTCCGTAACATCTACCAACCAAAGTTTGAATGATTTCTGATGGTGTCTGCTGTGGTGCAGGACCAGACGACGATGCAGACGCTGGAGTAAATTCACTGGCAGGGTTTTGTCCATCCAAGGCATTAGGCTCCAACCCAATAGGACCGAGGACGTTGTAACAACGCTGCACTAGATTACGAATATGCTCAGACATTAAAAAAGAGGAGCGGGTGCTGCTCCTCTATTTAGTGTGATGTGTTTGATGGATTTTGCCATCCACATCAGCGGCGACGATACATTCTATTTAGGTCTGAATGGACAATCAGGACATCCAGCACCACAGCATCCTTTACAGTGCGTTACCACGAGGCAGTACCTCCTCAGGGAATACAAAGTTTTCATGCGGTTGATCAACTGGTGCCAACCATGCACGGAGACCTTCATTCAAGAGGATATTCTTGGTGTAG